AAAATTATAACAATAAACAATTTAGTAAACCAAAAATAAAACAACAATGGCACAAGTACAAGGTTCTTTACAAAACATCGAGATTGACGTAGCTGGTGGTTCGTCATATAAAAACCTCGTATGTTTGCGTACATCTAGCGTAAATTCTACGGTAGATTCAACCACCGATCAAACAAACTGTGGAGTTCTTACTGCGGTAGGTGAGCCACAAATGAGCTTGGATTTTGATGCAATTTGCGAAACCGCTCCAACAATTGCTCAAGTTTCTTACAACTCATTGCTTTCAGCATTTGCAAACAAAACTCTTGTTACAGTTAGAGTTCAAAACCCAACCGTAACTGGTTCAAGCACTGGTGCTGCATATTACCATCAATTTGCTGGTTATATCACATCTTTGACTTTCAACCAAGCTACAACTGAGTTTATTAACTTCTCTGGAACAATTGCTTCTACTGGAACAATTGATGTAACTGCATAATTATGAATTATACTACTATTACTATAAACAACGAAGAAATTGGATTAAAATTCGGAATGGCTTCGTTTAGATACTTGACTGATAAATTTGTAGATGGAATTTCTTTTGATGGGAATACTATAAATGAGATAGGAATATCTCATATCATATATAGCGGTTATTATAATAATTGTTTAGTCAAAAATGAAAAACCAAAACATAATTTTGAAAGTATTGTAGATTGGATAGAATCAAATCTAAGAAATGAAACAGTATTATCAGAATTACAAGAGGTTATAAAAGTTTGGTCTGAATCAGATATTATTAAAGAAGCTAGTGAAACAGATCCGTCAAAAAAAAAGAAATTACGTGGGAAGAAATAGAGCAGTTCGCATTTGGTGAATTGAAGCTATTGCCTAGGGATTTTTACGAAATGAGTCCTAGACACTTATCATTAATGATGAGTGGACATAAAGAGAGCAAGGTAGATACCTATAAACTTGTTAGACTATTGATGTTTACGATGGTTAGGTTAATGGGAGACCCGAAATCGTCTCCCAAAACACCGGAAGCTCTTTGGGAATTGCCAGGTGATGAAGCTGAAGCCAAAATGGATGAACAATCTATGAGGGAAATATTTAAAAGATTTAGAAATGACGAAACCAGAATTACGGATTGATTTTGTTGCGAATGATGCCCAATTAGCTGAAGTTGTTAATAGAGTACAAAATCGTCTTTCTACATTACAAAAATTAATTTCTGAACTTCCAGATGGTGCTAAAGGATTAAATAAGTTAACAAGAGAATATGCAACTCAGTTAAATCAATTAACTAGGTTAACTAAAGCTCAACAAAACTTTAATCAAGCACTTAATCAAACTAATACTGGCACAGTTGTACAAAATAGTAAAGCAGCCAGAACTGCTTTAACTAATTTAAGTATTGCAATACAAGATTTACCATTTGGTTTTATTGGTATTCAGAATAACTTGCCAGGAGTTATACAAGGATTTGGTAATTTAACAACTACTACAAATGGTAAACTATTACCAGCATTAAAACAAATTGGTCAAGCACTTGTAGGACCAGCAGGTTTATTTTTAGCTTTTAGTGCAGTAACTTCTGGAGTTACATTTTTAGTACAAAAATATGGAAGTCTTAGTGAGGCTTATGATGCTTTAATAAGAGGATCTAAAGTTTTAACTAAAGATCAAAAAGAATTTGCAAAAGGATTAGCTGAAGAAGCTAGTGATGTAGCAACACTTGTTGCATTATATCCTAAATTCGGAAATGATAGAGAAAAGCAAGTAGAGATAATACAAAAATTAAATCAATTATCTCCTACATATTTCGGTAATTTAAAAGCTGAAAAAACTAGCATAGATGAAGTAACGCAGAGTTTAGATAAATATATTAATTCATTTATTGGTAAGATTTATATAGAATCTCAACAAAAAAGAATTAATGAATTATTTACTAAATATGCTGAGCAGATTACTAAGATAGTTGATCAAGAAGTTACAAGAAAGAAAAATGTTAAAGAGACAAAGAAAGAGATTGAGGGGTTAACACAAACAAATGAGCAATTATTTAAAAGTGTTGCTGAAAATGTTAAGAAAAATGTACCTGGTGATATTAAAGTTGGTATAACACCAGTAGTTACTAAAAAAACTGTACAAGAAGCAGTTGATCAATTAAAAGGTGAATTAAAATCTCAGCTTACTGGAGTATTTGGTGAAATTGATGTGTTTAAGCAATTTATAAATTTAGATGATCAATTCAAAACAAAAGAGCCTGCAAAAATTAAAGAGGATGTAAGAGACTTAAAATTTGAGGTTAAAGATTTAAGAAATGCTTTTGATTATGATACAATTATAGAAGAAGCATCAAAATTAGCTGGAATAATATTAGATCAACAACAAAAAATTAAAGATGGTGTTGTTGTATCTCAAAAATATACAAATACATTTTTAGAAAGAAATGCTGCATTAAAAGAATTGCAGCAAATAGCACCAGAAGTATTTGGTAATTTATCTTTAGAAAAAACTGGTTATGAGGATTTAGATGATGCGTTGTTTACATATATTAGAAAATTACAAATAGCTAGAGATGAAATTATAGCTAGAACAAATGCTGCTAAATTACAAGCTCAAGCTGATAAAAATTCAGCCGATGCTTTACAAGAAGAAAATGAAGAGTTTGATAAGATTATACAAAAAATTAATGATCTTAATAATTTACTTCGTGATCCAAATGCTAAATCATTTAAATTTATAGAGCAGATAACTGTTCCATTGGCAAAATTGCAAAAAGAATTTCAAGGATTACAACTTGTCTTACAAAATACATTTTTTGATCCTTTGACTAAATTATTTGAGAATTTCTTGACTACTGGAAGATTTACATTTGAAGAATTTACTAAAACCGTAATTACTTCAATTAAAAAAATGGCGGCTCAATTAATTGCAACTCAAATAATTAAAACTCTTGCACAAGTTTTAAATCCCATGGGATTTGCTGCATCAGTAGGGGTGCCTAGTGAAATGGATAGTTTTAATTCATTGCAAAGAAGATTATATAACCAAAGAAATTTACAAGGATTTCAAGGATTGTTTGGAGGTGGTATTGCAGCCCCTAATATAAATGGAATGACTGGAGCTGGATTAGCTTTAAGTGGAGGTGTAAGTTTAGTACTTAGAGGAAGTGATTTAGTTGGGTCTATAAATAGAACAAACGCACAAATAAATAGAGTAGGATAATGGCTTTAGCTTTAAAATATACTATGTCTTTCAAAACAACTGAAAATGTTGATTGTAAAGTTGAATTTCATATTGAAGGATATAGTGGAGATCCTATAACTATAAATGGTGCAGATAGCCCTTTTATACTTAGAGAATTTAATACAGAAGATAATATATTTAAGCCAGTAAGAGGACAACAAGCTGATATAAATATAATAGCTAGTTCATCTTTAAACATAGATGATTTTATAAGTAATTCAGATACATATTGTAAAATATATTTTTATTATTATAATATGATTACACCATTTTGGGAAGGTTGGCTTTCTCAAGATGATTTACAACAAGAATGGACCAATCAAAATAAAGTAATACAATTAAAAGCCTCAGATGGTTTTGGATATTTAAAAAGCCAACCATATACAGATACTACTGGAGCTGAGGTAAGAGGTTTAAATACAATTTTTAAATATATATACGATTCACTATATAATACCTCTGCATTTGATTCAAGAAGATTATATTTTATTAATAGTTTATTTAATGATGCAATAGATGATACATCATTATTAAGTCCATTAGCACAACTTTATTTAGATGCTAGGACATTTAGTATCGGAGATGGTGAATACGATGATAAATATACAGTTTTAGAAAAAATAAATACTGCATTTAATCAAACTGTATTTCAATACAATAATGGACTTTATACATTTAGATTAGAGGATATTTATTGCCCAACAAGTACAAATCTTAGAAGATATAGATACAATTCAATTGGTTTCCCAAATCAGTGGTCTTATACAACTTCTAGGTATGATATTAATATAGGAGTCAACCAATCTATTAAGCCAATTGAGCCTAAGATGCTAAGAATGGTTAATAGAAATGTAAAGATGAATGAAAATGACTTCTTTTATAATTATCCTACTGAATTTATAAGTAACCAAAATACTAAAAGAGGTACTTTAATAACATCCACTTCTACTTATAAAACATATACAGTACAAGATTGGAGTTTTTTAACTGGTCCTTTAGCAACTCCATCAAATTCAACTGGAACAAAATATCGTAAAGATGAATTGGATGCTGATGGATATGTTACAGATTCATATATACAGGGTTTTTTAGGCACTGGCGAAACAGAGGTATATTGGAGAAATACACCAGCATGGGGTACAAAAAATGATGTAATTGATTTATCATTTTTATGGAGTCCAAATGCAACAACTATATTTGCTGGTAATTTTATTGTTGGTTATGTATATTTAAAAGCCTCAAACACTTCTTATTATTTTTTAAATGATAATGGAGATTGGCAGCCATATACATCTCCTGCTTTTGGAAGGCCTAGTTTAAATATAAAGGCCGATGACAATAGTACTTTTAAAACTGGAAGATATATTGAGAAATCAGTATTAAGTAAGCCATTCCCAGATAACGGATGGGTTTATATTATACTATTTGGTCCAGCTAAGTTTTCTCAAATACAATTACGATACCAAGCAGCCTTGGATAATATTACTACATCAAATATTGCTGGGTTCAAAGAAACATTTACTAAGTCAGAAGATATTAGACAAAATGATATTCAGCAAATATACCTATCTGATGTAAAAACAAATAATAACTTATTTGGGACTATATATTATAATGTTGGAACACCTGGTACTACATTTAATGAAAATACATTCCCAGAATGGTACCGATTAAGATATAACTCGGAGTCATTTAGCTTTTTGAGACAAAATCTAACGGCTAGATATAATTTCAACAAATTTAATCGTACAAAAATAGATGCAAACTTTTATGGTGTTGCAAATAATAATGTGCCGATAGGACTGCTGAATACATTTATTTTTACTGACGATGATCCTAACAAAATTTATTATCTTGCTAATCTGAAAGAGATGGATTTTGCAAATAATACTTGGAGTGGAACGCTGATTGAGGTATGGGACACATCAAGAGATACTGATACTGCAACTACTTATCCTACTTACGCAAAAGATTTCTTATATAAATAATTATGGCAGACGTAGTTAAAGCAGAAGGTTTAGTTGTAACGCTCACAAAAAGTGGTAATGTTTATCCGCTTGCGTGTACAAAGGATGCTACATTAAGTATTAGTAGGGAGTATCTTGCGCTTGCGCCTAAAACAGATGGTAAGTTTAGAGAGTTTATTCCTTATAAAAGACAATTCACAATTAGTGGGACCGGGCTTTTGAAATTAAGCGAATCCTTTATGCATGGATTCCAAATATTTGACTTGTTTAGTTCATCAGACACTTTATACACCGCTTATTTAGATATTATAGATAAGCAGAACAATTTTTATGTATATAAATTTAATTGCTATTTTACTGATCTGAGTTTAGAATCATCTAGCGGGACCAACTTTGCAACGTATTCTTATACGCTTCAAGGAACTGGCGGTTTTACTTCTGCATCACAATACGCATCACCAAATGTTGTTGCTGGTCAAGTTTCTGCGTATAATCCAGATGCTTATAAATTAGTAGCCGTAGGCATTGAAGGCAAGTGGTATTACAACTATACTGTTGAAGGAACTTCACCTAACTTTTACATAAATATTGGAACACAATTTAACGGTAAAATAGCCAATTTGGTCTATTTCGCAATATAAAAAAATTATGTAATTTTAATCAAATGGAAGCAAATTTCTGGTTAGTTTTAGGCATACAAACAATAGCATTCGGACTCGGTGCTATTCGTATTTATACCGATATGAAAATAAAGCTTAGAGAGCATGATCTTAGGCTAAAGACTCTTGAAAAGAAAGAGGATGAGACTGCGATTCAGTTCAAAGAAATTATGCAAGCTCTTAATGAGATTAAATTAGAATTAAAAGATAAAGCCGATAAGCCATGATACCAGAAGTTAATTTAAAGTCTATAAAAATTGGCGATACCTATGTATTGCCTTTGGAGTTTTATAGCGATGAGTGCGAAGAAACGCCAATTAATGTGAGTGGTTATACCTTTAAATTGATGGCTAAAAATAGTGCTGGAGTTACTCAATTTACTTGGAACAATGCCGATTTTGTAAGCATTGCTACAAATAAAAGAACTGTAACATTATCTAGCGTAACAACAACGGCTTACAATGCTGGAGATTTTCAATATGAATTGCAAGTAACGACTCCTGATGGGGTATTTACTTGGATGCAAGGATATATAAACGTATCAACACAAATAACCAGCTAAAATGGTTTATGTTAAAATAAATTATAGTGTATCTCAACCAGTTATAAAAATAATTTATGACGAATCTCCTATATATATAAAAACAACTGAAGAGCCAGTTTATGTAAAGGTTTTATATAGTGGAGTAGAAGGTAATAAGTTTTTATATTGTACGGTTAGGAATCAAACTGGGGCAACGCTTACAAAAGGTACGGTAGTATATATAAGCGGTGCTACTGGTAATAGAGCTTTAATATCTAAAGCCGACGCAGACTTAGAATCAACCTCATCAAAGACATTTGGCATTTTGCCAGTTGATATTGCTAATAATGAAAGTGGAATAGTTGTAACGGCTGGTGAAATAAGTAATTTAGACACTGCTGCATATAACGAAGGGGATTTGTTATGGCTAAGTACAACGGCTGGAGGATGGGTTACAACACCACCAGCAGAGCCAGCACACGCCGTATTTTTAGGTTATGTGATTAGATCGCATCCTAACTTTGGTGTTGTTGAGGTTAAAATAATTAACGGGTTTGAGCTTACAGAACTACATGGAGTTTTGATTAATGGTGTGCAAAATAACCAGGTATTAAAATATAATAGTTCAAATTTGCTTTGGGTTAATAGTGGGACAGTAGGATTATCTAGCATACCTACAACAGTATCGTCAACTGGTGTTGCTGGAGACATAAAAGCTGATTCAAATTATTTATATATCTGTACTGCTACAAATACTTGGAAAAGAGTAGCAATATCATCTTGGTAATATGATAACAAATAGAATAAAAAGAGGGCCAGCATCTACGTTACCAAATGGTGCGCAAGGAGAGGCTTTATTCACTACTGATACCTATGATTTGTACATTGGTAAAGGTGATGGTACAAATCAACGCTTTCAAAAGTACATTGCTAGTGGTACAACAAGCCAATATTTAAGAGGGGATGGATCACTTGAGACTCATAATCTTGATAGCTTAACAGATGTTGCAATATCATCACCTACTAATAACCAGGTTCTTAAATATAATGGATCTAATTGGGTTAATGGCAGTGGATTTGTAACTGGTAACTCAACGGCTGCTGGACAAGTTGCAGTATGGGATGGTATAACAAATGTTGTTGGTTATACAACTTTTACATTTGATCTTGCTACTGATAAATTAAGCATGACAAATGCTTATGTAAATAATAATCTAACCGTTGATGGACAACTTGTAATTAAAAGTGAGAGCGGTGCGAGTGCATATACAAGGGGTTTGAAATTCCCAGATAATAGCTATGGTGGAAGCAATGATTTGGCTGGTCTTAGATTAACAAACTGGGCTGGAGATCAATTGGTTCTTGAGCTTTATGTTGGTAATGATAGTACAGACACTATCAATTTTGCAGTAGCTGCAAATGGCTCTGCATACAATGATAATGTAACTATCAATGGAAATAAGATTTGGAACGTTGGAAACTTGCCAACACCTATAAGCAGCACTGGAACTATCAATAGTGGTGAAATCCCAATATTTAGCAATGGCACAACTGTGTATAGCGATACATCTTTATTTTGGGATAATAGCTTAAATAGACTTGGTGTTGGTGGAAATTCACCAGCAGCTCAAGTTGGTGTTACAACAAGCAGTGGAGTAAATGCAATTGGTTATAGGACCAGTGGCATAGCATATTATGAAATGAATTTGAGCTTTGATGCCACTACTTATGGTTATACCATGCAAGTAGGTCGTGCAAGTGGACTGACTACTGCTAAACCAATGTCATTTTTAAATAATACAACAATATTATCTCTTGATGAGAGCAATAATGTTGGTGTAAATATACTTGCTCCAGTAGTAAGTGCTACAAGCAATTCAGCTTATGGAATAGATATTTATAGCTCAAGCAATACCGTTTCTGCTGGTATTGCATTTCATACTATTTCCAGTGGGGCAACATTGTCAGATGGATTTAGGATAATGATGCGTAATGATGGCTCTGTCTTTATGTTCAATCAAGAGGCTGGAGGCATGATTATTAACGCTGGTACTGGTAACTATGAGATTATTACAAACGCTGCTACTAGCTTTAAAATAGATAGCAGTACAAATAAGATAGGTATAAATAACCCAGCAAGCATTGCAGAGGCTTTGACAGTTAATGGAAGCATTCAGCAAAGTGGAGTTACCAGCTCTGTAATCAAAACAGACTCTAATGGTAAATTTGTTGCTGCTGTTGCTGGAACAGACTATGTTGCGCCAAGTGCATTGAGTGGATATGTACCTACTACACGCACATTGACAATTAACGGTACGGCTTATGATTTAAGTGCTGATCGCTCATGGTCAGTAGGTACAATTAGTGGTGGCGGTACAAGTGGTAGAGTAGCTTTTTATGATGGGGCTTCAAGTATTAGTAGTGATGCTGGATTTATTTATGATAGCTCTACAAATAGGCTAGGTGTAAACACAACTGTACCAAATGCGGTTGTTGGAGTTACTGCAAGCAGTGGCTATGGATTTTTGACAAAGACTGCCGATGCCAATTATAATGGCATAGGAATTGGATTTGATGCTACATATGGTAATTTATTCCAAACGGAAAAATTAGGTAGTGCTGCTGCCGCAAATTTGACACTACTCAACCAATCTGGTTATATAAGTGTAACTGAGGGTGGTAACGTAGGTATTAATATTTTAAGTGCAAATCCAAGCACTTCTGGTCCTGGAGGTATAGGATTGGATATATATGCATCTACAACGGCTGCAATAGGCTTTAAAAACGCTACAAGCGGTCTGACAAGTAGTGATGGAGGTCGTATTTACTATAATAGTACAAATATGACTATCCGTAACCTCGAGACTGGTAATATAACAATTACTGCCGATGCGGGTAATTTCCAAGTTATTACTTACGGTGCAGAGAATATAAAAGTAGAAGGCTCAACTGGTAAGGTGGGTATAGGTGCGCCAGCTAGCATTGCAGAGATGCTAACCGTTAATGGTAGCATTCAGCAAAGTGGAGTAACAAATTCTTTATTAAAAACAAATAGTGTTGGTAAAATAATTGCTGCTGTTGCTGGTACAGATTATATAGTTGGTAATTTTGATGCCACTGCAACTGTTAGAGCAAGAACTTCAAAAACTACATATAGAGATAATGGTAGTAACCCACCAACAGATGCCCCAGTTAGATCTTTAACAAATGATGTAGATAATTGGATTTATTTAGATACTGCAAGTACAGAATGGGGAATATATCATAGAAATATTGATGCAACATTATCTGTTGCTGGGCAACCAGATTTGCCAGCAAATAGTATAGCATTTATAGGTGCAAATAATCTAAATGCTTATATATGTTTATCTGATGGAAAAATTTTAGGTAAATCTTTTGTAAGATATAATGGGACATCATCACAATTTTTAAAAGCAGATGGTAGCGTTGATGGCACAAGTTATCAACCATTATTATCTAATCCAGTTATTGGAAGTGGATCTGTTGGTAGATTAGCTAGATATTCTGGCTCATCTACTATTGGTGATAGTTTAGTATATAGTGATAATAACAGAGCTATTGCAATTGGAAATCTTTCTACAAAATCATGGGCATCTCCTTTCTATGTTATTGAGGGAGGTTCTTATGGACAATTCTTGGGATTTCAAACTAATGGCGCAGCAATTAAATTAGGAGTAAATGCTTATTATAACGGAGCAAATTATATATATACAAATACTAACTATGGAATAGGTATATTAGATATAAATGGGGATGCTATTAATGCATCACTATCATTCTCAACCGCTCCTGCTGGAACAGCAGGTAATGCCGCCACTTTAATAAATAGATTTTTAATTGATGTAGCAAATAATATTACAAGTTTTTCAACTTTTTTGGGTGCAGGTCGAAATTATACTCCAACCACTTCTATTGAAGCATTTAATGAAGATAATGTAAATACTGTTATTCAAGCTAGAAGAACCGGGTATGGAATTAATGGAGTTGCAGCAATAAGCCTTGCTGGTGAAAATTTAAGTGGGGTTGCTTTGAGTAGGGCGCAAATTCGTGCCGTATTCAGTTCAAATACTTCCAGTATGGATGCAAATATGGACTTCCATACAACAACTGGAACGACTGATATAAGTAGTGCAACACTTAGGATGCGTATTAACCCAGGCGGGAATATATCAATTGGTAGTACTAATAATTCTTATAAATTAGATGTAACATTACCATCTGGTTCAAATGGTCAGATAATTAGAATGAATCGTTCTGCTGGTGCTTATGGATGGGGTTTAGGTATTGATTCATCAAGTATTTTTGGAATATATGATAACTCTGGAAATAGGCCATTTGTGATAACGAGTAGTGGATATATTGGAATTGGCGCGGATAATCCAGAAGGTCCTTTGCATATAAGTGGTGCAATAAGTGGTGGATATATTGGTATGGGAATTGTAAATAGAGATGCAGCATCTAATACATCTGTTGGTATAGATTTTGGAACTGATGGTTCTTCAGTTTATAATGGAGCTGGTAATGCACAAATTAATGTAGTTAATACTGCCGGAACATCTCAAAATAATAAATCAGAAATGAACCTTAAAATTTGGAATGGTTCTGCTTTAGTAACCGGCATTAAAATTAATGATGCTGGTAGAGTTTCATTCCCAACCGCTACTGCACAAAATTATGCTTTATCTAATTCAAGTGCAATAACTGTAAACCCTGGAAATTCTGCTACAATAGCTAGTTGTACTATTACTACATCTGGAAAACCAGTTTTTGTAAATTTAACTGGAGATATAAACCCTATTGGTGGGCCTAGTTGGTGTTATGTATATATACAAAGAAATGGTAATAATATTGGTAAATATATAATTGCAGAATCAACAGCAAGTTCTGCAAACGTTCCATTTGCAGTAACAACAATTGATACTCCAGGCTCTGGTACGCACACATATACTGGTTATATAACAATGGGTGGAGGAAATGCAATAATATTTGGAGAAACTGGAAATGGTCAAGCACCAACTGTATTAGCAATTGAATTATTATAAAATATAAAATATGAAATATTGGATAATATCGGCAATGGATACTGCTCCTTCAGAAGATGGCTTAATTAATGTAGTTAAAGTAGTGCATTGGAGAAGATGTGCGGAAGAAAAAATTGATGAAAAAATTTATTATGGCGATATTTATGGAACAATGGCTTGTTCTTCGCCAGATATTATGGCATTTAAACCTTATAATGAATTAACTTTTGATGAGGTCTGTAATTGGCTCGAATCTAACATGGATGTTAATAAAATTGATGAAACTATTGATCAACAAATAGAGAATCAAAAAAATCCTCCAATTGTACAATTACCATTACCTTGGCAACAGCAAGATGTAAAAATTGATAATGTTGAGGAAAATATTTAACTTAGACAAAAATTTTAACTATGAAATATTCAGATTTATTTGTACTTACACAGAACATTAAATTAAACCTTGGTAATCAAGAGACAAAGGCGCAAAAGAAGCTAGTCAAAATTTATGAAAAGCTAAAGCCTTATCTTGATGAATACCAAGCACAAATTGACGAGATCAGACTTGACTTTGCAAGCGTAGATGACAAAGGCAATGTGATCGTTGATGATAAAGGCAATTATAAATACACAAAAGAAGAACTAAAGAAATTTAACAAGGCATTTAAAGAACTCGAAGCTAAGGAATTTGATTATAATCCAATCGAAGTAATCAATAAAGAAGGACTGGCTCCATATTTATTCTTAGAAGGTTGGGTAAGTGGCGTAGAGTTCGAAAAGCCGCAAGAAGAAGAACTTTGAGAACAGTAAAAGAAGTCGGTCGTAATTATAGCGCGGATATAGATACTCCGAGTGCTAGTATAGATTATAATACCACGAGTGTTACAACAAATACCACTATTACACAAACAAGTGGGCTTGTAACGCTTGTGGTAACTTGTTCTAGTACGGATATTATTATTTACCTACCTACTGCTGTTTTGAATCAAGCATCGTATAATATTATTAAAGTTGATTCAACTGTAAATAAAGTTATTATTGATGCCGATGGAGCAGAGACAATTGATGGGGATGGAACGATGTATATTTACGATCAATGGAATTTTTTACAAATACAAAGTGATGGAACGAATTGGGTGGTTAATAACCAATTTATAAATGATAAATGGACATGAAGTTTGGACTTAAATATTATTTTCATCCAACACCTAAGAAACTTAGGCTATTTGGAGATTCTCTTGCTGCTGCTAGTGTTTTTGTATCTACTATGACAATACTAGAGGGGCATAAAGAGATAGCCATAGCCGTATTTATTAGCGGTTGGGTTGGCAAATTCATCTCTAATATGTTCGCCGATGTTGACAAAAAAGCTGATAACAACTCTTCCGAAGCAAGTTCTTGATGAGCTTCCAAGTGTTATCGATACCTTTAAAATAGATAATCCGCTCGTTTTATCTCATTTTCTTGCTCAGTGTGCGCATGAGAGCGGTAATTTTAAGTTTGTGCGTGAGAACCTAAATTATAGCGCACAAGGCCTCTTAAAAACATTCCCAAGATATTTTAGTAAAGACACCGCAGAAATAGCGGCTAGAAAGCCAGAACTGATAGCTAATATTGTGTATTCTAACCGCATGGGCAATGGCGATAAGCAAAGCGGAGACGGTTTTAAATACAGAGGCAGAGGCTATATTCAACTTACTGGTAAATATAATTACAAAGAATTTGGGCAGTATATTAACCAGGATTTGTTGACATCACCAGATTTAGTGGCTACTAAGTACCCATTAACAAGTGCCGCATGGTTCTTTGAAGTGAAAGTGCTATGGAATCTGGCGGCTAGAGATGCAAGCGATGAGACAATCAAACATCTTACAAGAAGAATCAACGGCGGGTTTAATGGCCTAGCCGACCGCATATCAAAAACTAAACTTTTTACATCAATTTTATGCTGAAGTACTTACCCATTATTTTTTTGTTCACATCGTGTGTAACGACAAATAAAGTCAAGAAATACTTGTATGAACATCCAGTACAAGCGGCGAAGCTATGCTTAGAGCAGTTTCCACAAAGTAGTGTCGTAGATACTACTTTTATAGTAAAAGATAGTATCATTATCGAGCAAAAAGTAGATAGCATCTACACTTGGCTAGTTGAGGAGCATTATTTAGAGAGCGAAGCAAAGGTTAAAATTCGCAACGTAATTAAAGAGCTAAAGGACACAATTTCCATCACAGAGACTAAGTGGGATGACAAATATAAAGTGCTTTTTGAGGCCAAGGATAAAGAATATATGATCCTTGAGGATCGATTCGACCGCAAAAGCAAAGCATTATTTTACACATGGCTATGGATAGCGATTATAGGAGTTGGAGCGTTTGCCTATAAAAAATACCTATGACAAAAGCAGAGGTTTGTAAAAATTACAGAGAAGAGTACGGATGGCAAATGCCGACTCTAAAACTCGCTCGAATTATTTATGCCAAGGAAAACTTCCAATTTAAGGATGTGGAGGATGTGAGGACAGTTCTTCGTGGCATTGAGGGTAAAAGCAAGGCCATGGGTTATAAAGTTGTCAAAGAAGTTGATACAAGGCCTAAAAATCCTTACAATCTACCCAAGAGTGATGCTACTATACTTGAGCCTTACATTTTAAAGGCCAAAAGAGTGCTTATTTTAAGCGATATACATTTACCTTACCATGACATCGATGCAATTACGGTGGCCTTTAATTGGGCTAAAAAAGAGAAGCCAGATGCAATATTACTTAACGGAGACTTGCTAGACTTTCATAGCCTATCAAGGTATGTTAAGAATCCCAAGATGAGGGATTTTGCAGCCGAGATAGATACGTTCAAGCATTTCTTTGAGGTGCTTAGTAAGGTTTTTGAGTGCCAAATTCATTATAAACTCGGCAATCATTGTGAACGCTACGAGCATTTTCTATTTATGAAAGCGCACGAGCTGGTAGGCGTTGAGGAGTTTGACTTTGAGAACATAATAAAGGCTAGGGCAAATGGCATAAACGTGATCAAGGATAAGCGGATCGTAAAGTGTGGCAACTTAAATGTTTTCCATGGCCATGAGTTTTTTGGGAGCGGAGGAGAGCATATAGCAAAAGGGCTTTGGAGTAAAACGGGAACCAGTTCTTTGCAAGGCCATAACCACAGAACGCAAGAATATAGCTACAAAAATGTGGATGGCAAAATGTACACTACATTTGCTAGTGGATGCCTATGTGAGTTGCAACCAGCTTATATGCCGCATAACCAGTGGAATCATGGCTTTGCATTTGTGGAGGTTGATGGCGATGACTTTCATCTCAGAAACTTGCGCATCCATAACGGCAAAGTTCTATGAAAGGATATTTTAGGATAACACACCCAAAGGATTTGAAAATAAGAATTAAATATCGCAAACTTGGTAAGGAAAATGCCTATGGTGTGGCTCATTCCGATGGCCTCATCGAGATAGATGAAAGGCTAAAAGGTAAAAAGCACCTGGAAATTATCGTTCATGAAACATTGCATTTATTATGGCCAGAGGCAAGTGAGGAGGAGATTGAGAAAAAAGCCATAACTTTGACAAAGATACTCTGGAAAGAAAATTATAGGCGGATTGATCCGCACGAAGATATACCGCTTCAAGACGGTAGCAAGTAGCACATTTTTTCATAACAGTTGGTTTGTCCGCCCTTCGTTTCCACGAGGGGCTTTTTATTGAGCGATAAATGAGCCGATAATGAGCGATAAACGGCTCACGAAAAAAAATATTTAAAATAAATTTGTTTATTTGAAATTGTCTATTTAGCTTTGTCTAAAATTAAATGATATGAGTACACAAGAAGAAATTAGAACATTACGACTAGCAAAAGGTTTATCGCAAGAAAAGTTGGCGCAGTTATGCGGCTTAACTTCACAGACAATTTACAGAGCAGAGAAAACGGGCAAGATCACACTATCCAACTATTTGAAAATAACTAATACTTTAAAAAATGCAACTACTACTAATCCTTCTAGCTTGTAGCCTTACCATTGCTTTTTTCATCGTTCCGTTAAAAAGACCAAAGAAAAAAAGCAGAGTTAATCGCAACGATCATTACAAGGTTCCCGCAGTATTTTGGGAAGAGTACAATTGGTTGACTCTTAAAATTCACCGCATGAGTGCGAGTGATTACGAGAATGTGCAGCATCACATCAACCAATTTATGTACAAGTACGAGCAATTAGTTGAATATAAAGTATATAACGAAAAGGTAGCAAATTTGCTATCATCTTATCAATATCGGGTTCAATTATTACTTAACAATAAACACTTAGCAAATGGGACTTCAGTCTAATCAAAGTGGAGGGAACGGAGTTTTCCTATCCATCACCAATGGCAAACTTGTAAGACAATTCAAGCAGCCTACTGACAAATCGGTAAAGCGCACCAACAAAATGGGTCGAGAAGTACACGAAGAGTTTTATGACTCTCTTACGGGCTACATCTCCGACATCAAAACAAAGGAAAGCGAGTATGGCAAATTTTGGGTCATTGCACTTAAAGACAAAGAGACTACTTATTTTTTGGAAATGAAGTATAGCAGTGGTTATGCAGTTAGTTTTCTAAAAGCCTTGCCAAACGTTAGTTTCAGCGAACTTGTAACACTTACGCCTAAGCTCACTATTGATGGCGATAAGAAAAGCTCAGTAGTGTTTATCAATCAAAATGGAGTAGGACTCAAGCATTTTTGGAATAAAGCAAATCCTGGAGATCTTCCGCAATTAAAGCAAATTAAAGTAAAGGGGGTAAATATTTGGGACGATAGCGATCGTATGCTTTATTTGGAAAATTACATCAAAGATTCTATCTTACCTCTCATTAAGCCAGTTCTCTCAGATGTCAACGAGGACGATACACCTTTTTAGGTTGGTTCATAGGTTAGTCGCTATCGCTATGGAGCGCATGTGATCGGTTCGATTCCGATATAGCGACCAAAACAAACTACAACTATTATGAAAAATTACAAACTAGACCTAGACCGACAACGCATCCAATTTATTGATTCAAGGTTTTATTTATCTCCTAAAGGAAATTATCTCCCAAGCGTAACTACGATCTTGGATGCTTACCCAAAGCCAGCGCAATTTTATTCATGGTTAAAAGAAGTTGGAGGCGATGCCGATACTATCAGAGACGAGGCTGGAAGGCGTGGATCAGTTGTGCATGAATTAACCGAGCGTTATGATTGTAACGAAGAAATTAGCTTAGTTAATGATTTTGGTACCCCACAATACAAAATCTTGGAGTGGAGTATGTTTGAGCGTTATGTCGAATTTTCGACAAATTTTCATCCTCAAATTGACATGATGGAGGTTCACTTAATGAGTGATAAGCTAGGCTTTGCGGGGACACTAGATAGAGTGATCAGACTCGGCTCGCTTACCATGCTTCTTGACATTAAGACAAGTAATAGCATTTACCCATCCTATTGGCTACAACTTGCGGCTTATCATCAACTCTTAAAAGAGCATCACAAAAAGCTAAACGTAGATGCCGTAGGTATATTATGGCTAAATGCCAAGACCCGAACTACGGGCAAAGGCGGAGCCATACAAGGGCAAGGATGGCAGCTTGTACAACGCACTATGACCGAGCTTAAAAAAGATTGGGAGCTATTTAAAAGCACACAAAAATTATGGCTCGCAATGAATGATGGCGTAACACCAAGAAATATTTCTTACCAACTTAAATACAAGAAAAATGATCTGCAATAAATGTAAAAAAGATGTAATGGCTACCATACATGATCTATGTATTGAGTGCCACGATGATATTCCACGAGATCCTATAGTAGAAAGCGTGATTGCTAAATATCAGAAAAGGTCAGCAGAAGGCATGATTAAGTACGGGGTAACAATGATGCGAGATGATCTTAGTACGATTGATTGGCTCAATCATTTGCAGGAAGAATTGTTTGATGCAAGCCTCTATCTTGAACGCCTCAGAGTAAAATTAGAACAAAATGAATCTTAGAGACTACCAAATAGAGATTTCGGATCGGGCGGCCAAGTTGTTAAAATATCATAAAATAGCATATCTCGCTATGGAAGTTAGGACTGGCAAGACTTTGACGGCATTGGCATCGGCTTATAAGTTCGGCGCACAAAAGGTACTCTTTTGCACAAAGAAAAAGGCTATCGATGACATTATCGAGCAAGCCAAAAAGATGGGTTATGACATGGAGATATATATAACCAACTTTGAACAACTGCATAAAGTAGAGTACGGATGGGATGTTGTGATTGTAGATGAGGCGCATGGACTAGGTGCTTTTCCAAGGCCATCTAAAAGAGCAAAGGAGCTGAAAAGAATTTGTGCTGCTACGCCTATTATCTTTTTGAGTGGCACACCTACACCAGAGTCGTACTCACAGATTTACCACCAGTTATACATATCTAGTTATTCGGTATATAAAAAGTATAAAACCTTTTATCAGTGGGCGAATGATTATGTGATTGTGCAAAAGAAATATGTATTTAACCGAGCCATTAATGATTACACTTACGCATACGAAGAAAAAATTATGGAAGATATAAAGCCAATTATGATCACATTTACCCAAGCCCAAGCTGGATTTGAGGGACTTATAGAGGAGAATATATTATACGTTAAAATGGAGGATAGCACGTATAAGCTAGCTGAAAAGATACGTAGAGATAAAATGGTAACTAATAAAGACGGCGAGACTGTGATGGGAGATACGGCCGTAAAGTTGATGAATAAGCTACACCAAATATATAGCGGGTCAGTAATTGTTGATGAGCCAAAGCGAGTGGCAAAGGCATTTGACTATACAAAAGCGGAGTTTATAAGAGATAAGTTTTCGGGTAAGAAGATTGCTATATTTTATAAGTTTCAAGCGGAGTATGCAGCACTACTATGGGTGTTTGGCAGTAGGATAGAGATAGATGCTGCGGCATTTAACAAGGCGGGTAATGACGCCGTCTTTGTATCGCAAATAGTGAGCGGGCGAGAGGGGCTTAACCTAAGCTCGGCCGATGCGTTAGTGTTTTATAATATTGACTTCTCGGCTACAAGTTATTGGCAAAGTAGAGCTAGAATACAAACAAAAGATAGAACGGAAACGGCTCAGATTTATTGGATATTTAGCTACAATGGCATTGAGGATAAGATATATAAAGCAGTAATGGATAAAAAGGATTTTACTTTGGCACATTTTCGAAAAGAATATGGAATTTAATAATTATATTTGTATTGCTGAAATGACTAAGATTAAAAAAATATTTACCCATTATGGGGGAGTGTGGTATTACCACAAGGCCTTAGTCGGCCTCAGCAACTCCTCTATAATGGGATTTTTATTTTATGCAGTACAAAAAAATTAAAGGTTACGAAGAAAATTATGTTGTTTATGAAAATGGAGATATATACAACATAAAAATGAAAAGATTTTTGAAGCCAGTATTAAATTATCGGTACATGATTGTTTTACTTTATAAAAATGGCAAAAGAAAAAAATATTATGTACATAGATTAGTTGCAGAAGCATTTTGTAGTAAAAAAGCCAATTGTAATACTGTAAATCATATTGACTTAAATAAACAAAATAACCATTATAAAAATTTAGAATGGGTAAGTATTAAAGACAATATTATACATTATATGAAATCAGATAGATATAAAAAACCAGTTTTAACAGATAATGGCAAAAAAAGAATAAAAGAAAATCTAAATAAAAGAGTTGTATGTTTTGATACAAATAAAGTTTTTAATTCTATATCAGAATATGCAGAATATAAAAAGATCTCATTACCACAAGCATCAATGAAACTAAATGACAGAATTTATAATAACCTCAATGCTAAACTTTTGAAAGATTATATTTAAAATGAAAATAATGCTTGCACTACTAAAGATTTCTATTTGGGCAGTTTATTGGATTGCCTTTTGTGTACCTTTTACACTATGCTTCATGTTTATTATAACCATAAATTATTTAATTAAAAAGCTATACAATGACACAAAAAATTATCTCGACTCTATTCACTATTGAGTGTGAGCATTTACACTATGCCTTGGGTTTGCCGCATACAACTGAGATTGACTGGTGGCATCAAAAGACGGACAACAAAATTCACTGGAGCGTAGAAATATTTTTTTCTAGTGAGGGCATAAGCTATATTCGTGGTTTGGCTGAAGAAGTTACGGCTATCATTACATTTAGAATCCACGAAGATGATCTAAGAGCAAAGGACATTGTAAGGCTAGGTGAAGAAAACCAGCTTTTCAAGACGGGATTTTTTTACGAAGGCCTGGTCCATTTGAACACGCTCAGAGATCGTGCATGGCAGACCGTATTTGAGGTAGAGTGCGAGAACGGGATAATGATGCCGAGCAAAGTGATTATAAATTTTATGGATAAAAATATTTTGATTCTTTGATACTAGAACTTAGAAATAAAATCCCAGTCCATACTCCGCATGGCTATGGAGATGCAATGTTTATCATTGATTATGGGCTGGAGATAAATAGCGTGTGGGTTGTGCGACTTAAAGGAGGAGATGTTAAGCATTACTACTCCGATGATATAAGGATGTACGACAACCCTATGAACGGAAATAAATTTGATATTGAAATACCTAAAACTTGGAAAAAATGACTCATGGCTCTTTATTTTCGGGTATTGGGGGCTTTGACTTAGCGGCAGAGTGGATGGGATGGGAGAATATATTTCATTGCGAATGGAATCCATTCGGACAAAAAGTATTAAAGTATTATTGGCCTAACGCATTTAGTTATGAGAACATATGTACAACAGACTTTACAATTCACAGAGAAAAAGTTGACATCATCACCGGTGGATTCCCATGCCAACCATACTCACTCGCAGGAAAGCGACTCGGCAAAGAGGATGAGCGCCATCTGTGGCCAGAAATGCTTAGAACAATTCGAGAAGTTCAACCACGTTGGGTCGTGGGCGAAAATGTTTTCGGCCTTGTTAATTGGTCAGGAGGGTTGGTATTCCACGAAGTGCAAGCTGACTTGGAAGCTGAAGGGTACGAAGTACAACCGTACATACTTCCAGCTGTTTCCGTCAACGCCCCACACCGAAGAGACCGAGTCTGGTTTGTTGCCCACGCCAATAACTGGGGATGGAATGAGGGGAATAAATGGGAACACAACAACACTAGAGAATGGGAAATTTGTAAGGACATCCAAAACAACGGGAACAAAATTCGGAGCGACATTGGGTATGGCAGCAGCAAAGGGATTACTTCCAACACCGAAAGCTCAGGATTGTCGTCATGCTTTGAGGGACAGAGGCAAGAGCAATTTAGGAGAGGAAATTTCAGAAATGAATTACCAAATAACTGGGAAAACTTCCCAACTGTCTCCCCAGTTTGTAATGGAGATGATGGGCTTTCCGAGCGATTGGACGCTATTACCTTTCCTAAATGGAGAGCCGAGTCAGTAAAAGCAGGAGGCAACGCAATAGTACCACAAGTAGCTTATCAAATTTTTAAAACTATACAAGCATATGAGAGAAGCAGAATTGCAAAAGAAGATCGTTGATAGACTAAATAGACATGGATGGAGTTGTATAAAGCTCATCCAAACCAATATGAATGGCATACCAGACTTAATGTGCATACGAAAAGGAGTGGTCATGTTCCTAGAAGTAAAAACAGAGAAAGGAGTAGTTGCACCACTGCAAGAGAAAAGAATAGCTGATCTGAATAAGCACGGAGTATTTGCAAGAGTAGTAAGATCGCTGGATGATATTGATATATACTGTTATAAGAACATTTAACTATGAATTATCTCGAACTAGGACTAAACGTAATTGCTATAAATGAAAACAAAGCAGCCATCTTTCCTTGGAAAGTTTACCAAACGCAGAAAATTACACAAGCGGAGCTTGATGTACAAATG